TTACCAATGTAACTGTTGTCTTACCATCAAGCGCATGTGTTTCAACTTTTATAGCATGACCTTCAGGAATCTTTGGATGACCTTTCGGCACATGTATAAGAGTTGTCATAGTTCCAAGTTTTCTTAATGTTTCACCGACTGAATCATTTCGATTATGAAGATGATTGATGCTTTTTTCTGGTCCTAAATTAGATGCTGCCATACTCACTGCTGCATTATGGTTATCTTCAAGACCGCCACCACCAGAACCGACTTCACTGTCACCGGGTGGCAAGCCACCTGGTGGCTTGCCTGCAAGTTCATTTAATTGTTGTCTTATTTCTTTTAAATTTTGTCTTATTTCTTTTAAACTTTTCATTGTTTGTTCCCTTTTACCTGTTTTAATAAATCTGCTGTTGTTCCTACAAAGACTGCTTTCTCGACTGCTATAGCACCTTCTGGCTGTGTTGGCTTACCACGAATTTCTTTGAGGTCTTTGGTCTTCTTTTGAAGATCATATAGGTCCTTGGTAACATCTGCAATTGTTTTAATTAGTGTAGCATATACCTCATATGTTCTAGGATGCTCACTTTGTTTTGCTAGTTCTTGCATATCGTCAATAGCCAGATTACCCTTGCGTATCAAATCACGAAATGTGTTCCTGCTAAGCTGATAATCGTTTTCCTGATCAGGTAAATCAACATGCTCAATATTTATTTTTTCTATAGGTTGTAAAACTTCTATTTTTGTTTCTACGCCCAATGCTTCTGATAATGCGTCGTTTGTTTTGCTCATGTTTTATCAATTCGTCAATGAATAATTAAGACCGTATCTATACTTATGATAGTTGAAATTTTGTGCTACTTCGTTTGGTGACAAACAACTATTATAGATATTTATTACTGATATATCACCCCAAATATAACTGTCTGATGTTGAGAAATTATCCCAACGTCTACCAATATAAATTGGCTCACCAGAACTAGTGATAGCTATTCCATTAAACAGTGCTGTATTAACAAGTCTACCATTAACATAAAACAATATGTTTGATCCATTAAATGTAAGTGTATAATGATACCATTTATTAACATCTGGAACTGAACCAGAAGCATAATACCATGTTGCATTTTGTTGATCAAACACGCCAGCAGACATACCATAATCACCTGGATAACCTGGAAGATGACCAATAGAGAAATTTAAATCTGTTCCAACATATCCCTCTGTAATTAAACAAGCACCTCCGCTTACTTGACCTGATTGTCTCATCCATCCACTTACTGTGAAATTATTTAATGTGCCTAGATTTGGAAGCTGTGCATATTGTCGAGAAACATTATAAAACGAGAACATACCACCAAAATTATTTGACCATGTTGGTGCTGCTGTGACTGTTGTTATGTCAGCATTTGCAGATGTATTTGTGCCAAGATTGATCCAATTACCAGATCCACCATATGTTGTGGCATCAAGGAATACTGTAGAATTAGCCACAATCTGTGTTTCTGGAACTTCAGTATATACATAAGAACTTAATGATACTTGTGTTCCATTGTTATCTCTAATAAAATAAGCATCCATATTTTGATCGCCGCCTATTTCACCAAATAGTAATCTTATTGGATAAAATTTACCAGCAATCAATCGTACTTTTGAACCACTTACATATGATTGACCATGTGGTCCACCATTAGACACATTTGTATTAGCAAGTTCTGGTGTTAATGCTGGAGTGCCAATCCATAGATATGATCCGTCATCACTTCCTATTGAGAATCTATAATTATCTGTGACAGGCGGATAGAACCAGCCTGTCCATTCTACAGTAAAATCATCACCACTTTCTGTTATTTCGATTGTTGATGTGTATGTTACATTGCTTGGAACTTTATCTAATGTATACAGGGGATCTTCATTATGATAACCAGAATAGTATGCTCGTCTCAAGCTGTTTTGTGTAGTTGGCAAAGATGCAACACTACTTCCTGGTTCAGGAACATTTAATACGCTAACAGCAGATGCTATGATACCAGAAACAATACTCATTAGTTTGCCAATCCTGCTCCTGAAAGCATCCACTCATTCTCACCAATCTTTATCAATGTCCCAATTGATCGTTGTGGAATGTAAAGTGAATTGCTGTCTTGGTTTGTTGAATTTAATCCAGCACCACGAATTACTACTGTGTCATCACCATAATAATAAACATGAAGATTGCTTGCTCCAGAAATTAATACAATCGTTGTTCCCAACTCAAACGGAACTTCAATATTGGATGGAACATAAACATCATAGCCATCTTTCATGTATATGTGTTTATTGGCGTCTTCTTTCTTGATATAATAATCAATATTGTTGTTTGATGTGTGCTGTGGTATGTGTTGGATTGCTGCTTGATGTTGAATACTGCCGTCAGAAAACTTTATACCAACTTTAGCATTTGTTGTGTCAATCAACTCTCTAGTATAACTGAATCCGCCACCAGAATTATTACCATGCCATTCTGTTACTTTTATTTTATAGTATTTGTTATTCTGTGTATCTTTCATAACCAATTCTTTGTATGGTATTGCACGACCAACACCGTTATTAACGCCCACAGCAGCATAGAAAGTTACATAATTTCTTGATGTCACATCTGATAAGTCGTCCCATCCTTCGGTATTCCATAGTGTATTTGTTGGTGATGATTGCCAATTCCATCCTTCTTCGACAAGAGGATTATATGGACCAGAATTATTAGCACGAGTTATGGCCACATTAGCATCAATATAGTCAACTTCACTATTATAATTTGTTTTTGTGAATCTTACTGGTGTTATGGTATTAATAAGTTGTCTTGTATAGCTGAAACCGCCACCTTGTGCTGAACTTTGCCAACTCAAAAACTTGACAGCATAATAACTATCGTTCATCGTATCATGCATAATCATTTCTGCGCCAACAGAACTTGGTGGTGCGTTATTTACAGCATCTACCCATGAAACATATGTCTTGGTTGTTACATCAGAAAAATCGCCCCATGTGCCACGATACCATTCTGTATTATTAATTATACCTTGATTACCATTATTGGCTGTAGCGTCATCATAAGATGCAAAATAAAGTGGATTGTATAGGCCCTTTTGATTACCACGAGTTATGGCTACACCTTCTGCTATATAATCAACGGTATTTGCAGAATAGTTGGGGCGCACAAAAGTATATAAAGCGCCAGAATATAGTGTATTGTTGCCAGTAACACCAGTATTGGTTAATGTAATGCTTTTAAATTCACTGTTACTACTGATATTGTTAGCAGCACTTAATGCAATATTGGCTTGATTATATGAATTTTCGGTATTTATATATATCTCATCAAAGTTTTGATTTACTTTTGTGAATGCTGTTCTGAGACCATCGCCTGTTCCATCGTTTGCTACAGTTCCTGTGTTGACTACTTGTTTTGTCATGGTTCCTTACTCTGTATCTACTGTTATGTTATTATTGTCGGCTGTAAATATATTTGAATCTGCTGATGGCGGATTATTATTTGATGGTTGTTTTGGATATTCTGTATCAGGCCATTCTGTGATAGTCGTAGTATATCCAAAATCATCACCTGGTTGCGCATCAATTGGGTTAGGTTCAACTACAATCTTAGCCAGATTGAGTGGTGAAGCATCAAAACTAACAAGAGTATATGAAGCATTTGTTGAAACTGCTTTTATTGTTCCATTTAATTTCCAATCTCCATGAGCACCACCTATTATCAATTTTCTACTACCAGCATCCCAAGCTGTTACTTTACCGTATGCTGTAGCTGTATCATAGTTTTTTCCTTGATATACAGTATCTAATATTTGAAATGTGCCATTATTGCCAATATTCGTATTCATACGAATTACATTACCCGCAACTATTGATGGATCATTGAATATATTGGCAATAGACTTCCGAATAATCTTAGGTGTACTGATAGGACCAAAGAAATATCCTTTTAAAGTAAAAGAAAATGACCAATTAACGAACCGAACAGTTTCGTGCCCACCTTCATATGATATATTATTTGTCACATTGTTAAGTATGATTGGAATATCTTTAAGAAATCCTAATTCAGTAACTGGTGTCATTGTTAATGTATAATCAGGATTAAAATATGGCATAATTTGTTCAGCAATATGATTGCCGTCATCAATCGTTTTAGCATAAACATTTAATTCAAAGTTTATATCATATGGCACACCCATGTATTGTGATGATACACGAGATGCATTGTCTCCTTTGCCCACTCTAAGTAATGAATTTTGTTTTCTTGATACGTCATAATTGATACCAGTTATTTCAAATGACATTCTTGGTAATATGTTTTGAAATTCTCTAAGAACATCTGGGTCAGATTCCAATCTCGTAACAAAATGATCTTTAGGACCATAAACAATTGGTACTTTCCATCTGTTTATTTCTGTATTGCTATTTTTTTCTGCACGCAAAATTGTTATGTCATTAAAGATTGTGCCAAAAACTATGACATATTTGCGCAAAAGTTTGTAGTAAAAGTAATTATTAGCTAACATTATGGTTTACCGAATGGATTTCTTTCCGAGAAGTCAATATATGTATTTGCTTCTGTTTCTATTACTTTATTATCAAATAAATCATAATATGCAGGACCACTAAATTCATCTGTAGTGACAACAGTCATTGTTACATTTGAATCTTTTCCTGTAATTGGTGTATTATTTGCAAATGTTCCTTTAATTGTATTTAATGTAACAATCTTAAGCTTAGGATCCCAATCAGATACCTTAGCAGTGCAATTAGCATAACTGACATTGCTGCCTTGATATACTAATTCACCAATTCTATAATTTCCAGAACCAGATAACTTGAATTGAAGATTGAATACATAGTTATCTGGTATTTGATCAATTTCATTAATACCTGTTTTCATATTTTCATTTGCATATCTGAAGTTTTCACAACGTAATTCATAAATGTATGGATATTTTCTACCTAATGTAAAGAATAGTAATTCATCTTCAACGAATTTAATTTCAAGGATTTTATTCATTACTGGAACGAATAATAAGTCGCCCTCACGTGGTCTTATTGCAATGTTACTAGGAATATATCTTTCAAAAGTTTTTTTTGCTATAATAATATTTGTATTTTCACGTATTTCAAGCCCAAATTTTGAAAAGAAATCTCCTTCACCTTCATAACCATCAACATTTGCTATATACATTTCCATTTGATATGCACGGTCAAATTTAGATTGTATATTTTCACCAAATATTTGATCTGTCGTATCCCATGATTCACGAGGCATATAGAAAATATCATGCCCCATAATCTTAATTGATTCAACTATAACATCTTCATAAAGACGCTGTTCATTTGTCTTATATTTGGGTGAATGAAAGTTGAAATAATGACTTGTGCCCATGGATTTATCCGATTATAAAATTGGGTGGTTCAGAATGAGTATCACGAATTAATTGTTCTAGATTATTGATTTCATCAACGGCTTCATTATAAATTTGTTGACCATTCATTGTAATACCACCAGGTAATTGCATACCCTGGAATTTCTTCATATTATTTCCCCACTGCTTTTTGATATAAGCAGTTGCTAGTTTTTTTAATAATCTGTCATTATATACTTTATTATATGCATCCGGATCAATAATAACAAATCCTTCAACAATTATAAATTCTCCAGTATCAACTTTTGTTTGCCAATCCCAATCAATGAATAACTTGTTAGTATGTCTATTAAATCTAATAGGAGTTTCACCAGAAAACAATAAATCTAGTGTTCTAATATGTTGTTGTGTCA